GGCCCTGCTAGAAAAACCTTTAGTAGGTTTGTCCCCCCTCGTCATGCCCTCTATAGGGTTATGACAGTCTGGCTAACCTAGCCAGACCCAAGCCCATTTCTTACGGGCGGAATGGGAAACCGCGTACTGACCTGGTAAAAGGTTTCTCTCCTCTATTGCTAGAGGATTGATATATTTTACCTGGGCAGGAGCCCTGTCTCTACTCAGCTCTTTTCTCAGGAGCTCGAACCAGTCTGGTTCACGGCAAGTTAACACTTTATGCCGCAGGGTGAGACAACGATACTCATATCTTTGAAAGTCGCTAGACCAGCGCCTTTTAAAGTGAGCATCATTACTAGCGCTAGGAGAAGTCCGTATGGACATTGGAATGTCCATATCGGTCCTAGGATACAAATATCCCACAGCGTCTTCGATGACTCTAATGACGCGATGGGCCTCTTCGTAACCAAACTTCGCGATTAACTCATTCGCGAGGTCTGCGCCAGCTTGGAGGCCAGTACCGACTGAAGACAGCCATTTTCGGACCCTTACGGGAGTGACGTCATAACCATTATGATAATCACCACCGCAGGATTCCCGAAACGGACCATCCACATAAGACTTGTCGCGATTGACCAGGAGGCCAATAGCTTCAAGCCCTACCATTACGTGATGCGCGTGATCGGCATCACATATTATGTCATCGCCGTATACAAGGACATCAGGATTCCATCTTTCTATGATGGATAGCTCCCGCCCTAGGTTCTTCCCGATTGATGACTGCTTGTCTTTTAATTCAAAGGCAGCGCAGCTCTCCATTTCGGCATCAAATGCCTGATAGGAGTATCTTTCGTGGAATCGCCGAATGGCGTGGAGTCTCCTTCTGTTCTTGAGTGTGGCTACCGCGCACGCCCAAAAGACGAGCGCTTCAACTGGGAAGCAACAAGCACTACCCATAGGGGCAAACTTGTTTAGCTTTACCTTCCTACCATCAGGCAGAACCGTGAACTCTGAGCGACAGGCCTCAAAGGCCTCAACCCAGTTCGGTGGAAAAACACGCCGAACCAAGTCGAGGGAGACACGATCTGAGGCATCTTTCAAGTCAAGCGTAGCGTATAGGTTATTAATACTACCTAAACGCGCGTATTGCTGATTGATGCGCTGGTCCGTAAAGTTAATACGGCCCCTGGTGAGAGGGTGAGTCTCAATGGTTTCATAGAGCTTGCGCATTAAGCCTTGCTGAATAAACATCAGTTCGGCCGGTTCGCAAGAAATAACTCTAGGACCTCTTGAGTCCTTGGGCACTAGACAAACTCGTGCACAAGGGTCTGCATGCTGAGCATCCTCAAGCTTCGCCAAGTCGTCCACAAGGTGACTTGGACTATAAAAGAAGTGAGAGGAATAATCATAGACTTGATCGAGTTTGGGGTAATACCTTATGCTCGACCACTTCTTATGATTCGGAGTACGGCAGGCGGTTGCACCGCTGCCGTGACAGGGCCTAATATCGAGCGGATCCGTATTACAAAGGACCCGCCGAATCAGACCCTGCATCTCCTCGATTAGACTGCCAATTGTATTATATCCAGGTACGCTTGAATCAAAACGATCCCAACGTATCGGATAACTGGCAGCATAATCAAAGCGGCCAATATCTTCATCAGTGTTAACGAACTGATTGAGATACGCGGCCACTTGATCATCAGCATGTTGAACCTCCAGTTTGTAGAAAACGTACGTTAGTTGACGTACGCAATCTACGGCCACAGAGTTGCCGTCAATAGCTAATCGGATAGGGAGACCCAGGAAAACTGGTATCCCATCCCCGTCGCACTTGAAGTGTTCGGGGGCTTTCCATTGCTTTGTCGCATGGAAAGTATCCAACGCTTTGCCAATACTTGGCAAGGCAACAGTTAGAAACGGTAACCCCTCGTTGTCGGCACGCTCTCTGAAAGTTTGAAAATCACTTTCACTGAGGTAATGCCGATAGCGACGGTTGCTCGCTAGGTTCTCCCAGAAAAGGAGAAGGCTTTTCAGGTCACCATGAATATTCATGACAATCCTCCGAAGAGCATCCCTAGTAGGTAACCGCGGTACTCCAGCATAGCTGGGAGTAACGCTCCCAACTACACTCCGCTATTTAAAGTACGTTTTCAACAAAGGAAATCACAGGCGATGCTTGGCCAAGTTTATTCCTACCTGGAGTAAACTCTCAAGTAGAGAATGGAGTAAATCAGCCTTATCAGCTTTTTTCTCCTTCTTGGCTTTTGCAGTCAACGTCTGTTCTTTAGACTTCCTTGTTGAGAACGGCGTCGACGTTGGCATTTGTCCCTCCTTCAATTAGAAAATCAACCAGACGGTTGACTTCTTCTTTACAGACGGCATTTGTCAACGCAGTGTTCGGTGGCCGGACGATAACCACATAAGTGGAAACCGTACCCGGCACGCCAAACCCATCAATCTCAGTTCTATCGAGACGGATGAGATGACGTTCTTCACCGGCCTTGCCAGTCTCGTGCGATACAGTCAGCTTCTTCTCATTGGGCGGCGTCAAACCGCTTACAGAGAAGACCGACTTGTCCGCGTCCGCATATCGCTGCGAATACGTAACCGTATTCGTGTCGACATCGGTTGCCGAGTCCTTGGACAGGGCTTGTGTAGTTGCTAATCCCATACTACAGATCCTCCCCCCCAGTTGAACCGAGGGGTGCTGTGCTTCAGTAAAATGCGAAGCGAGTTGCCAGCTTGTTACCAAGCCAGTAAGGTATCCTTAAGAGATCATCTCTTAAGGACGGTAGTAAGCGAAACAAGTAGTTCCGCCTGATTGAGTGATGGCATACGCCATCCAACGGTGTTAAAACCGTCCTCAGTTGGACGCGACGGGATCCGTTCGTAATATATACGAGAGGTGACCGTCGGTGGTAGCGTGAAACTAGCAGGTGTCGTATCAGTACGCACCATTGTAAGTCTAGATTCAAGCTGCACTATTTCTCTATACTGGACATAACTATCCACATAGAGGAAAGGCAATTCCAACGCATCGTACTTGTGACGCTCCAACCATGAACCAATGCCAAAGAACCAATCTAAGACAAAGGTAAATGGTAAAGCGTCCCATAAAATGCGAGGATTCAGCTCGAAGCCTAGAGCATCTAAATAAGCTCTAAGCATTTTATCATAACCGTCTATTACCTGGAAAGGCTCTGGACGGTAAATGAGACCGGCTGATTTGGTTCGGGACACAGTCCCAGACCAATTCACCGTATTGACACTTAAATACGGTGTACTGCCTTGCTTAGCGGTAGAAGTTGTCGAGATATGCGCATGGGATTTTTGAACGACCCCACACGCCTTCTCAAAATCCTCAAGACGTTGAATTAGGTTGCGTAGCACGTCCGCCATTGCGCGGATGTCTGCCATTAAGGGTTTCCACCCGAACTTATAGTTCAGATGGGCCCCCGCAACGTTCTTCGCAGTCGAGAGTTTCCGTTTCCATAGCTGAAACAGCTTTCCAACATCGTCCAATTCTAAAAGGAAATTGGGCAAGGAAAGTTTTGTTAGATCAGGACGAAGCTGCATAAAAACAGCATCAATATCATCCTGAGAATTTCCATAGTATACAGGAACCAGCGGAACATTCAGCTGGCTTGCCCCGTATGCCGTGGATATCGCTATGTTGTGTGCAGCCGATGCGTGAGCGTTGGCACCGTAGTAATCTACGTAGTGTCCAACATGGCCGGGCGTAGTGAAGGTAAGGCGAACAGGAACGTTGCCTGACCCCAAGTACGTACGACCGTCACGTATATGTCTACAAAAGTTAGCTCTATGGCGTTCAGCCCTAGGCTTCGTCGTGTAGGCAATGCTCTCAGTGACAAGTTGCTTCTGCATTGAACCCGCAGAAGAAAACAATGACTCAAACACACCACCAGCAGTCACATGATTGGACTGCGGGATGTTGTCGGTCACGTCACTGTGAACACGGGACTTGGTCTTATAAGCACCAAGTTTAACCATTACTGCACCTCCGGAATTCTACCTACCAAATAGTG